AGGATGCTCCACCAGATCCACGCACACCCTATGCCTGGAGCAAGTATTTGTTTGAGCGTTATCATCGTGACCATCAGGGTGGCAACACAGTGCAAGGATTCCGTTACTTCAATGTGTATGGACCCGGAGAAGATCACAAAGGCTCGCAGGCCAGTCCGTTTCATCAGTTTGGTAAGCAAGCACACGAAACTGGTCGCATCCGAGTGTTTGAAGGCAGTCGAGAATATCGTAGAGACTTTGTTCCGATTCAAGACATCGTAGACATGCATCTTGCTTTTTTGGATCGACCTGTGAGTGGCGTCTTTAACATGGGCACTGGTCGGACTCAAAGTTTTTATGAAGTGGCTGAACATTTTGGTGTGCCCATTGAAGAAATACCCATGCCCGAACATCTCCGGCACAGTTATCAAACCTATACCTGTGCTGACATGACCAAGACACGTGCGGCACTGACTTAACAGCCAAAATACTGTGGTACGCTATTGGGTAAATAGCTGATGCCAGTACCAAAACTAGCCTTGTTTACACGACATCCACATTGTAGTTTGCAATGCTGTAACGGTGTAATCAGGGCTTTGTCCCCTTATTATCAGTTTAAATTGTTCAATGAAGGACAATGCGAAGGCAGTACCTTGGACGATGTTGACATGGTGATTTTTCCTGGTGGTATCGGGGCCAGCGACAGCTATCATAGATTTTTCAAGAATCGAAAACATGTTAAATTCATAACCAACTACATCAGGCAAGGCGGAAGATATTTGGGAATTTGCATGGGGGCATACTGGGCAGGTCAAGAATACTTTAATATTCTACAGCATGCAGATGTCTGCCAATATATTGTGCGTCCCAATACTGACACTCGTAGACCACATGCCAAGGCCATAGATGTTACCTGGCAAGGAGTACCAGAAAAAATGTATTTTTATGATGGTTGCGCCATAGTAGGCGACCCAGGCACCTTTGATACCATTGCAACCTATGCCAACGGCGATGCCATGGCTGTGATGCAAAATCGCATTGGCCTAATTGGGTGCCATCCTGAAAGTGAAGAATTTTGGTACCAACAGCATACATGGATGCAAAATCAATATCATTGCAATCAACATCACCTATTGTTGCATGATTTTGTTGACAAACTAATGCAAAGGTGATATAATACAGCATGAGCAACGATCTAGCCAAATATTTGAACTCTCGGCGTCGTCATAAAACCGACGTGGCCATTGCCAGGCAAGTAAAAATTGCCCGATCACACGGCACATTTAATCAAGCAAATATTCGACAACCGCATCGATTGGCCAAGCATCACGCCATGGATTGTGGGAACCCGCATTGTTTCTTGTGCGGCAATCCGCGCAAGACACACAAGGATAGACTCACAGCTCAAGAAAAACGACTGTTCCAAGACATGGAACAGATTACCAGTAAACACTCTAACGGATTATCCAATGACCAAAACGACTGACTTTGAGGCTATTAGAGCCGAACATGACTATGAAATCACCCTGGGACTCAGCAATGAGGCCGCAGTAGAGGCAGTGGGAAATCGATATGACCTAGTGCTTATTGGTGCTCGTCGTGCCAGAGAGCTAGGACGTGGCGATATGCCAAGATTGACTGGACCCAAACACAGTGCAGTGGTCACGGCATTGAAAGAAATTGAGCAAGGCAAAGTTGGACGTGAATACTTGTTCAAGACCTTGGATCTAGAACCCAGACGCAGATACAAAGAAAGATAAACATGGATTATAAAATTAGAGACATTGACCTCGCAAATTGGGGTCGTAAAGAAATCGCCATTGCCGAGCACGAGATGCCGGGCTTGATGGCCATTCGTCGTGAATACGCCGGTGAAAAGCCCTTGGCTGGCGCACGTATTGTGGGCAGTTTGCACATGACCATTCAAACGGCTGTGTTGATTGAAACCTTGATCGAGCTTGGTGCCACAGTGCGTTGGAGCTCGTGTAATATTTTCAGCACACAAGATCAGGCAGCGGCTGCTCTGGCGGCTCGGGGCATTCCAGTTTTTGCTTGGAAAGGCGAAACTGAAGAAGAGTACTGGTGGTGTATCAAGCAAACTGTGCGCGGACCCGATGGTTGGACTCCCAACATGATTCTTGATGATGGTCATGACCTTACTGGTTATATTCATGACCATCATCCTGAACTGCTGGCGGGTATCCGAGGCGTCACAGAAGAGACCACAACCGGCATTCACAAGTTGTTGGAACGCATTGCTGCCGGCACATTGAAAATGCCTGCTATCAACGTGAACGACTCAGTGACCAAGAGCAAATTCGACAACCTGTATGGCTGCCGCGAAAGTTTAGTAGACGCTATCAAACGTGCCACTGACGTTATGATTGCAGGCAAGGTTGCTGTGGTAGCTGGCTATGGTGATGTGGGTAAAGGCAGCGCCCAGGCACTTCGTGCACTGAGTGCACAGGTTTGGGTTACTGAAGTAGATCCTATCTGTGCCCTGCAGGCCGCCATGGAGGGGTTCCGTGTGGTCACAATGGACTATGCCGCAGACAAGTGCGACATTTTTGTAACTGCCACAGGCAACGTGGATGTTATCACTCGCGCACACATGGATCGCATGAAGAACAATGCCATTGTGTGCAACATTGGTCACTTTGATACCGAAATTGATGTTGCCGGGATCAAGGACTGTACATGGGAGAACATCAAACCACAAGTGGATCATGTCATCTTCCCCGATGGCAAACGTATAATCCTGTTGGCCGAAGGTCGCTTGGTAAACTTGGGTTGTGGCACTGGCCATCCCAGCTATGTGATGTCAAACAGTTTTACCAACCAAGTCATGGCACAGATTGATCTATACAACAACACCAAAAACTACGAAACTGGTCGGCTGTATTTGTTGCCCAAGCACCTGGATGAGAAGGTTGCACGACTGCATCTGGGTCAAATTGGTGCAGAACTCACTACCATGACGCCCAAACAAGCGGCATACATTAGTGTTACAGTTGACGGTCCTTACAAGCCCGATACCTATAGATACTAACGGTTGACTAGAATCTCCGTTTTTGTTATAATTAAACATAGATGGAGAATAACATGCCCTGGATTGAAAACGTAGCCGCAGCCGATGTGCCCATGGGGTACCATCACAATGCTGGCCCCAATAGCATGCTGATTCAAATCATGGATCCTGCAAGTTCTTGGTGGCCCCAGCCTGTGCATGACTTTAAAGAAACACATCGGTTTGAATTCTTGGACGCAGAAGATGCTGACGGATTTCCCGACGAAGCCAAGATCACCGATGAACAAGCCCAAGAGATTGTGCGTCTGTTGCGTCATGCATTGAAGAAGCGCATGAACGTGGTTGTGCATTGCATGGCTGGCCTGTGCCGTTCAGGTGCAGTGGCCGAAGTCGGTATTATGATGGGTTTCCAGGATGCAGAGCGTACACGAATTCCCAATTTGCGTGTCAAGCACAAATTGATGTCGGCTCTGGGATGGACGTACGATGCAGACGAAAAGCCTTTTGATCACGAAAACAACTGGAAAGGCACTGAGTTTTAATGGGAGTGGCCAAGCCTCGGTGTTATCAACTTGTGGGTGTGCCTGGTTCAGGCAAGAGCACATGGATTCGTAATCAAATCTGGGCCCTGGGCATGAACGTGGTGAGCACAGATACCTGGGTCGAAGACTGGGCAAAACGACAGGGAAAAACTTACTCTGAAGTTTTTGAAGAGTACATGCCCACAGCAGTAAAATTTATGGCAGACCATGTGGTGTGGTGCCGTGAACGTGGACTGGATGTGATCTGGGATCAGACTTCAACCACAGTGGCCAGTCGGGCCAAGAAGTTTCGTATGTTGCCCGACTATGAGCATGTTGCGGTGGTGTTTCAAACCCCCGACGAAGAGGAACATCAACGCAGACTGGCCACAAGACCAGGAAAAGTTATCCCAGAGCATGTGCTACATGACATGGTTTGGAATTTTGAAATGCCCACTGAGCAAGAGGGCTTTGTAGAGATTTGGAGGGCGTGATGCCAGCAGTATTTTTAACAAGCGACACACACTTTGGCCATGCTGGCGTGTGCCGTTTCACGCACCCAGACGATCCTGAAGTGAAATTGCGGCCCTGGACTGATCCCGACGAGATGGACGAGGAAATGATCCGACGCTGGAACGACCGTGTGCGTCCCACAGACAAGGTGTACCACTTGGGTGACGTTGTTATCAACCGCAAGGCCTTGAAGACATTGAGTCGTTTGAACGGCGACAAGGTGTTGATCCGCGGCAACCACGACATCTTTCGTGATGACGAATACCGCGAGTACTTTCGTGAGTTACGTGCGTACCATGTCATGAACGGCATGATCTTGAGTCACATTCCTGTGCATGAAGCATCGTTGGGCCGTTTTGGTGTTAACATTCATGGACACTTGCATGCCAATCGTGTGCGCAAGGCACGTGGAGTAGATGCCAAGACCGGAACTGTGTTGTACAGCACTGAGATTGACCCTCGTTACCATTGCGTATGCGTGGAGCAAACTGACTTTGCCCCCATCTTGTTTGAAGACGTGATCAAACGTATTGAAGCAGAAGGCGGTGTAGTTGGGTTTAAATCCGGCAACGGACCCACTATGTAAAAGTAATACTCAAGTACTACAAAAGCCCTACTGCGTGTAGGGCTTTTTTTTGGGTTGACCAATAATTCGCCATTTGCTATAATTAGAACATGAAAGCAAAAAAGGAAAAGAAGATGACAAAAACCAAAAAGCCAACCCTGAACGAACTGTTCCGCAAGCGACTGGGGCTCAAACCAACCCTGAATCAGTTGTTGATCAAGCGATTGCGTGGTTGACCAGAAATTCCCAATTTGCTATAATATAGGCATAGTGTAACAAAAAGGAGCCAGCAATGAATCTAGCCAAAGCAGTTGAAATGGACATGAAACGCCAACGCGAAATCCGCATGTATGGTTGCACCGAAGCCCAGATGCGTGAAGCAGTGGAAGAGAGCATCACGTTTCGCTTTTCAGGTCCAGCCATGATGGCGGCCAGCCTCCTGAGCGACTGCCAAGAGATGGTTGCGTATGGTCCTTATGACGGCGACACTCTGGCCAACATCATGGAAGATCAGCGCCAGACGTTGAACCGTGCCAAGTGGATTTTGTTTGAATATTGCATGAAGGAGACAGCATGAGCCGCATGAGCGAACTAGTACTAGACATCGAGTACTTGCTGAAGGAAGGCAAGTCTCCCATGGACGTGGCCCGCGAGCTAGAGATTCCAGTGACGTGGGTCTACGAAGCGCAAGAGATGGACGAAGATTCTGATGAAACTCTTAGTCCCTTTGCAACCATGAACAGTTGACCATTAAATCAAGATCAACTACAATAACAACTTAGCAACATTTTTTTGAAAGGTAAAGCCCATGTCTGAATCACGTACAGTTACCGCGCTCCAAGCTCGCAAGAGCTTGCTCAAAGCGTTCGAAGTCAAACGCCCTTTGTTCTTGTGGGGTCCTCCCGGCATTGGCAAGAGCGAACTGGTTGAAGGTATCACAACCGACCTTGGCGGTTTGATGATTGACCTGCGCCTGGGTCAAATGGAGCCCACGGACATTCGTGGCATTCCGTTTTACAACAAAGATCTGGGCAAGATGGATTGGGCTCCCCCGGTGGAACTGCCCGATGAAGAAACTGCCGCACAATATCCCATTGTGGTGTTGTTCTTGGACGAGCTTAACTCAGCTCCGGCCAGCGTTCAAAGTGCCGCTTATCAACTAATTTTGAATCGACGCATTGGCAAGTATCGCTTGCCCGACAATGTTGTAATGGTTGCCGCAGGTAACCGTGAGAGCGACAAAGGCGTTACCTATCGTATGCCGACTCCGTTGGCAAACCGCTTTATTCACCAAGAGATGAAAGTGGACTTTGCTAGTTATCAAGAGTGGGCTGTCAAGAACAAGATCCACAAAGACGTGGTTGGTTACTTGAGTTTTGCCAAGCAGGACCTGTACGACTTTGACAGCAAGAGTTCCAGCCGTGCATTTGCTACTCCGCGCTCTTGGACTTTTGTCAGCCAACTGCTCAACGACGAGACCACTGACGACGAGACGCTGACCAACCTGATTGCAGGTACTGTAGGCGAAGGTCTTGCTGTGAAGTTCATGGCTCACCGCAAGGTTGCTGGCAAGATGCCCGACCCTGTAGATATCTTGAACGGCAAAGTCAAAGACTTGAACGTTAAAGAAGTGTCGGCCATGTACAGTCTGGTGATCTCCATGTGCTATGAGTTGAAAGGTGCTGTTGAGAACAAAGTGGAAGACAAGAAGTTCCATGAGATGGCCGACAACTTCCTGGGCTACATGATGAAGAACTTTGAGACTGAGCTCACTGTGATGGGTGCTCGTATTGCGTTGACCACATACGACCTTCCGTTCCTGCCCACCAAGCTCAAGAACTTTGATGAGTTCCATCAACGTTTTGGCAAGTACATTCTGCAGGCTTCGGCCTAAGGGTGTGGGTCGTGTGCCGCTAAACATGGGCTGTGGCACACGGCCCTTTTTTATTTCTGGTAAAATATGCGTTACAAAATAACCAAGATGGATAATCGGTATTCTAGATACGGATACCATTATCTTATAGAATTCAGCAAAGTCAATCAAGTTGGCACTGGTGTGCTGGATTTTGATCGAAGCCGACGTTGGTTTAACGAACACTTTGGTTGGAGCCAGGATGTTGAGACTCGCAGTCAAATGCTACAAAATAAACGCCACAACCGCGATGCTTACGAAGACAACGACATCAACCCTGTGTGGGCCTATGCTGTCAAGTACGGTGACTATCGTATCTATGTAGATGAAGACAAAACCCTGAGTTGGTTTGTGCTATGTCATCCCATATCATCATAAAAAGAAATCTAATCATTTTTCATCGTCCTGGAGAGTGGTCGGACATCTACGCGAAAATTTTACAAGACTATGGCATGGGCATGGCCATACGCCCAAAATTAAAACGTGAGTTGGGATTTACATATAGACACCACAAAGGGCTAGTGCCAAACGATTATCAAAGTTTAGGTGGAGTCAACCATCACTACGAAGACCAAGTGCACCTGGATTTTTACAGTGAGCAGGCCCAGAGTTGGTTCCAGCTCAAGTACTTGAATCTAAGTAGTACTTGAGTATTACCTTTTGAGTTACACTTTTTGGTTGACCAGAAATCGTCAATTTGCTATAATATACACATAGACAGCAACAAAACAGGAGTCGGAAATGGCGTATGTATCCCAGGAAATGAAAGCAAAGTTGGCCCCCACTATCAAAGCAATCTGCAAAAAGTATGGCATCAAGGCCAGCATTGCTGTTCGGCACCACTCCACACTTGTGCTCAATATCAAGCAAGGTGAAATCGACTTTATTGAAAACTACATCCGGACCGATGCTGAAAAGAATTACGGTAACAAGATGTCCGAGGACCAAGTGGCCTACATCCGCAAAAATCAGAGCCTGGATGTCAACACTTACTGGGTAAAGGATCATTATTCTGGCCGGGCAAAATCATTCCTGACGGAAATGATTGCAGCCATGGAAGGCCCAGACTTCTTTAATGAAGACGATGCTCAAACAGACTACTTCCATCGCTCACACTACATCGACATCAATATTGGTCAGTGGAACAAACCCTACGCCTTGGTAAAATAATATTGACCGATAAATCGCGAATTGCTATAATACACTATAAACAACAAAGGACCCACATGCAATATTTCAACCCCAACATTCTGCATGCCACTGCCGGCACCACTGCCACCAAAGATGATGCAAAGAAGTTTGCTAACCTAATTGGCCCCATGGATGCCAAACTGGATCGTGAGGTCCGCGAGCAATTGGTTACGGCCCGTGTGGGCCTGTTGCTCAAGGCTAGTTTCTTTGGCAATCTTGCTACTCGACTCAAACTGGTCAACGCTGACGAGTGGTGTGCTACTGCCGCAACAGACGGACGTCACTTTTATTACAACAGCCGATTCATTAAAATGCTCAAGCCCAAAGAAATTGAGTTCTTGTTTGGGCACGAGGTCTTGCATTGCGTGTATGACCACTTTGGACGTCGTGGCGATCGCGATCCGCAGATTTGGAATATTGCCAACGACTATTGTGTCAACGGAGACTTGGTAAAACACCGTGTTGGTGACATGATTACCACAGTGCCTTGCCTGCATGATCGCAAGTACGAAGGCCTGAGCTCAGAAGAAGTCTACGAAGACTTGATGAAGAACGTGCAAAAAATCAATCTCAGCGACTTGCTGGACCGAATGGTTGATGAGCACATGGATGGAGAAGGCGACGGCGAAGGCGAAGGTGACGAGAAAGACGGCAAAGGCCGTCCCCGACTCTCTCCTGAAGAACGTCAACAAATCAAAGACGAGATCAAAGAAGCCATGC